AAGCCAAAGTTGAAGGGCCATGCGCCCGAGCTTATCAAACCCCGAAAACCGAAAATCCTTGTCTACGGCGCTTCTGGCGTTGGCAAGACATGGGCGGCGCTGGACTTCCCCGACGTCTACATGATTGACGTGGAGGGCGGGGCGACGCAACCGGAATACCGCGCCAAGCTGGCCGCGTCGGGCGGCCTCTACCTGGGGCCGGACGATGGCGCGGCTTCGTTCGATGAGGTCATGGGGCAGATACGCGCCCTATCGTCCGAGCGACATGACCGCAAGACCCTCGTGATCGACAGCATCACGAAGTTGTTTGCGAACGAAATCGCGAGGGAATCCGAGAGGCTTTCAGACGCTGGCAAAAAGAACGAGTTCGGCGCTGACAAAAAGCCAGCCGTGTCGTTCATGCGGTCGATGGTATCTTGGCTGATCCGGTTGGATATGACTGTTATCCTGATCGCTGGCGAGGTTGCCGAATGGGGTCGGGACAGCAGCGGAGAGCGGACGCAGATCGGTTCTACGTTCGATTGCTGGCCGCGACTGGAATACGAGTTGGACGCAGCGTTTAACGTGACTCGCGAAGGGCCGTCGCGCGTTGCCAGGGCGCGAAAAAGCCGTCTTGCGGCGTTTCCCCAGGGGTCACGCTTCCCGTGGGGTTACGAGGCGTTTGCGACCCAATACGGCGCCGATGTGATCGAGGCGGACGGCGTGCCGCTTGATCTTGCCACCGAGGAACAACTGACCGAAGTGACGCGGTTGCTTGATCTGGTGCGCTTGCCCGATGGCACAGTCGATAAGTGGCTGGCGGCGGCGGATGTTTCGGCCTGGTCTGAAATGCCGGCGGAGCGCGTCACCAAGGCCATCAACCATCTCAAAACACTGATCCAAGGAGCCTGACCGATGGCTGTGACATTCACACCGAAATCTGAAGCCGCGCTAATCAAGGAAGACGAGGAACGCAGCACGCTCTGGCCCAAAGGTGAATACGACTTCGAGGTCTTCAACTACGAGGATACGGTTTCGAAGAAGTCGGGCGCCGACATGATCCATCTGGAATTGAAGGTCTACAACCCGGACGGCGGAAGCCAGACGATCCACGACTATCTGCTTGCCTCGATGATGCACAAGTTGCGCCATGCCTGCGAGGCTATCGGCATTCTGGATCGGTTTGAGGAAGGCACGCTTGAGGCGCAGGACTTTGACGGCGGCGTGGGCAAAGTTATGTTGAAAATCGACAAGGCCAAGCCAAACAGCGGCTATCGGGACAAGAACAGCGTGGACGATTATGTGAAGCCGGCGGCGCGGCCGACGGCTCCGGCGCGTGGTGCGATGGCTGGCGCTTCTCCGGCGGAGCGACGGGAACGAGCGCCTAAGAAGTCTCAAGCCGAGATCGACGACGAAATCCCGTTTTGATCTGAATGCTCGACCCCATAACCGAGCCACCCACCGGCTATGGGTCTCTGGCGCGTGACGGGCTGTTCCGGGAGGGTGAGATACGCCTTCCCGGACATCCGCGCCCCTACTGCGTGGTGTGCCATTCTGGCGACAATGAAATGCTGGTCTGCACTGTCACCACGCCAGAGGGCTACGAGAGGGGCGGCGGTGCGCTGCGGCCGGTGTGGGGCGGGCGCAACCGACTGGATCGGTTCGACGGGGAAATTGAAATCGAGGGACTGACATGGACAGCTACAATCGGCACGCCGACGATGGGGAGGGGGATGTTGACGCTGACGTGCCCACCGACACGATACCCGGAACAACCCGACCCGAAGTCATCCTGAATGCCAGCCAAGCCCAAGCCCTATTCGAGATCGAACAGGCCTATGAGAAAGGCGCGCGGCATCTTCTGACCGGGTTTGCCGGGTCCGGCAAGACAACGCTCATGCAACAGGTCGCGCGCATCTTCAAGGACGAAGGTAAAAACGTCGTAATGACGGCGCCGACGCACAAGGCCGTGGCCGTCCTGGCTCGGAAGCTGGCCGAGGCAGGGATAGAGGTGCCGTGCTGTACTATTCATTCCCTGCTATCGCTTCGCCCCAAAGTGGTTGGTGATAAGCAGGTATTCGAGCGCGCCGACCGCGCCAGGGAGATCATCGCCGATGTGGTAGTGATCGATGAAGCGTCGATGCTCGATACCAGCCTCATGGGCCACATTCGCAGCTTTCTGAAATGGCAGTTCGTCCTGTTCGTCGGGGATCCTGCGCAGCTTCCGCCGGTTGGCGAGATCGCCAGCGAGGCGTTTTCAGTCAAGAGCCGCAGCCATCTGGACACGATCATCCGACAGGTTGCCGGCAATCCGATTTTGGAAGCCGCGCGCATCATCCGGGAAAGCCAGGGCACGGACGCCATGGACTGGTCATGGCTGGAGGGACCGAACGCCAACAAGCAGGGCCTGTTCCGCCCCGGTGCCGCGCTGAACGACTGGATGCGGCGAGGGTTCCTGTCAGATGAGTTCGCCGCGAACCCGGACCATTTCCGCTACCTGTGCTGGACCAACAAGCGTGTGCATGAGGTCAACAGCATTGTGCGACGGTGGCGGTATGGCGGTGGGACGCCGACGCCGCTCATGCCAGGGGAACCGTGCATGGCCCGCACGCCGGTATTCGTCGAGGTTGAGGACGAAAAAGGCCGGATGCAAACCGAGATCGTCATGCAGAACTGCGAGGAAGGCGTTGTGCTGGCGATCGAACCAGCGACGGTCAAAAGCCAGATTGGCTACGGTCCGGGGGCATGGTCTACCGAGGTCGAGACGTGGCGGTGCATCATTGAGTGCGACGATGGCCGGCGCGTCGAGGCGCACATGATCCGCGATGAGCGGTCATACAAAAAGGCCGAGGCGGAGCTTCGCGAGTGGTCCAAGATGGAAAAGGATTGGCGTCCATTCTTTCGGTTTAAGGAGGATTTTTCAGACCTGCGGTCGCTCTATGCGCTCACCGTCCACAGCAGCCAGGGTAGCACGTTCAAATGGGCCGTGATCGACGTGGGTGACATCGCCAAACGGGAGGAAGCTAACATGCTAGAATGCCAGCAGTTGTTTTATGTGGCGATTACTCGCGCAACCGATGGAATTATTCTTGGCGGCGTTGACGACTGATGGCGCGGCGCGCATCCCTTCCACCCGAGATAGAGGCCGTCGCCGCGATGGGCTGGCACCTCTATCCCTCGGTGGTAGGGAGCAAGGCGGCATGTTTCCCTGGCGCATCCGACGCGGCCACATCCGATCCGGATATTCTTCGCGACTGGCAGGCCGAGTTTCACCAGCCCAACTGGCGTATCGTGTTTGGTCCATCCGGCCTTATTGGCCTTGACCTTGATGTGCCTCCTGGGCATTCGCATGACGGCGTGGCGGGCCTGAAAGCGATTGCCGATCGCCATGGTGGCATTCCGCCCCGCCCTACCGCCCGGAGCGGTGGCGGTGGCCTGGGGCTGTTCTGGACGGCGCCGGCCGTGCCGATCCGTGGCGACGCGGGGCATCCTGCACCCGGATGCGACCCGCGCCGGGGCCGGCAATCCCAGACGATACCCCCATCGACGCACTGGCGGACCGGCGCGCCATACCGATGGATCATCCCGCCATGGGACTGCCCGCCGCCTGAGTGTCCGCCGTGGCTTGTCGAGATGATCCGCGAACCCCCGCCCCCGCCAATCCGCCGCGCCCCGCCGCCCGACATTCGGACAGGCGACGAACGGCGCGCATTCGCCGATCGGATGCTGCGGCGTGCCATCGGGTGGGTTGTGCGAGCGCCGGCCGGGGCGGCAAACAACACGTTGAACAGCACCACCCACTACCTTGCCCGCGAGTTTCTGCCCGATGGGTCATTGACCGAGGCGGAAATTACCTACGCCATGGAGGCGGCGGCTGGGCAGAGGTTCAACGCTCGCGACCGAGCTTCGATCCTGCCGACCATCCGCAGTGCGCTGCGATCCCACCGATAGGCACCTCATGTCCGAAACCACATCGCGCGTTTTTCTTTCATTCGACCCGCTCCAAGCCGCTCAGGAAGATGCCGAGGCGCCTGACCTACCGATCATCCAGGTCGAGGGCGGTAAACGCCACACGATGGCCGAGGAGGCGCTTCGCGCCATGCACGCGCATGGCGTCGAGTTCTACCAGCGCGATCGATCCCTAGTCCGTGTGGCCTGCGCCAAGGCCAAAACATCGGACGGGCAGGTTATCGAGGTGCCCGGCGTGGTGCCGGTCACGATCCCGATTATGGGCCGCGCGATGGGCCAGTCGGCAACCTGGCAGCGTGAAACGCTTGTGGGCAAGCGGGTGGTGATCCATCCCATGGACCCGCCGAAAGACGTAGTGGAGCAGGTCGCGGCAATGGTTGGCGAATGGCCGTTCCCGCCGATCAGCGGCGTCATTAGCACTCCAACGATGCGGCCGGACGGCACGATCCTGGATCAGGTCGGATACGATGAAGCGACGGGGTTGGTGTTGATGGCGCCGCCAAAAATGCCGCGAATGCCGGCCAATCCGACACGATACGAAGCGGAGCTGGCGCTTGAGGTTTTGCAATCGCTGTTAAAAGAATTTCCGTTTGTGGATGACGCCAGCCGCGCCGTCGCGCTGTCCATGATTTTGACCGTCGTGCTTCGTGGCGCGCTTGCTCCCGCCGTGCCCATGCACGCTGCCACGGCGCCAGCGCCGGGCACTGGCAAGAGCTTCTTATCCGACATCGTGAGCGCCATCGCCACGGGCGAGCGGTGCGCCGTGATCGCATCCAGCCCCAACGTCGAGGAAACCGAAAAACGTCTGATCGGTGCGGCGCTGTCTGGCCAGCAGATCATCGCCATCGACAACGTGAGCGAGATGTTAACGGGCGATTTCCTGAACCAAGTGACCGAGCGGCCCTTGCTTCAAATCCGCCCGCTTGGCACCAGCGTGACAATCCGCATTCCCAATACGTTTACGGTTTTCGCCAACGGCAACAACCTATCGGCACCGGCCGACCTAGTGCGGCGGACGCTGATCTGCCGACTGGATGCCAACGTGGAAAACCCGGAAACGCGGGAGTTTGACCGTAATCCGGTGACGGACGTGCTGCGCGACAGGGGCAGGTATATCGCGGCGGCCCTGACGATCGGGCGAGCTTACGTTCTGGCCGGATACCCCGATCAGCTTCCCTCGCTGCCCAGCTTCGAGCGGTGGTCTGACCTAGTGCGGAGCGCGCTTGCGTGGCTCGGATGCGGCGATGCGTGCGCCTCGATGGACATGGCAAGGGCAGAGGACCCGATACGGGAGGAGCGCGAGGCTGTTTTTGTATCCTGGCCTATTTTGCCTGATGAGGATGGCAATCCGAAATCGGAATTTTATACCGTGGCGAGGCTTACGGAGTTAGCCGAGGAAACTTTAGGGATGAAGTT